CGTCTCTCTATCATCACTATTACCATATGTTTCAACTTCATATTGAGGTCCATATGCTAATATACGAGTAGCTAACATAATAGCATTCTTATCTCCGATTAAGATATCATCGATATTAATACTTTTTTCAACTATAATGGATTCAAATAATTTATCTAACACAACACCTTTTTTAATAAGGTTTTGTGAAGATAGAATTTCCTCCTCCTTAGCCGTCATATATTTGATTTCTATTGTACCCTTTGATAATGGGTTTGATTCTGGGTATGCTTTACCCTCTGATGGGAGTGTTATAACCTCCGTTGGAAAATCGTAATTGGTTTCTGCCATAATAATAACTTATTGTTTGTATATAAATATATATATCTTAATTTTTCAAAAAACAAAAAACCCCCACCATTTCTGATGAGGGCTGTCCTTCGGTAGCATCCGTAAGGAATATTATTTAGAATTCTAAGATTGCGTAATCGTAAGTTAATGTGATTTCGATTGTTGCAGGGTCTGTAGCATTACTCCAATCTAACTCACCAAAGTTCGCTTGTTGGATATATGCACCTTTTAATTTCCATTGTTCAATCTTATCACCTACTGGACCTAACATATAGAAATCCACATCCTTCTTATAGAATTCTGCGTATCCATCTCTACCTGTCAACGATTCATGTGATGTTCTAATCCACTCCATTACCGCTTGTGCTCCAGATGGAACAATTGGGTCGTAAAGTGTCATAGATAAATCTTGCCAATCACCTTTACCTTTTAACTTTCTTTTGATGTTGATATGGTCTAACACTACAGTTTCAAATTGAATTGTAGGTCTGTTAGCCACTTTTACTAAGTATGAAGGAATACCATCTATTTCTACGATGAATCTGTTTTTCATCTTAGGTTCGAAATTGGTATAAAACATTTCGTTAAATTCTAATACTTCTGCCATTTTTTATTTCTTTTATATAAATATCAGTTATTGAAATTATACACTAAATGTTGCCCCCGTCGGTAAGATGTTGAAATCAATTACGATGAATTCAGCCGTCTTAGAAGGTTGTAAAAACACAGAACCTTGTAATATGTTTCTGTCGATTACATCTGGTGTATTATTTGTCTCATCCATAACCACTCTAAATGCGTAAAGTCCTTGTCTTTGTTGAACTGCTTCTAAGTAAGGGTTTACAGTATTTAAGAATTTACTTCTTGTTTGTGCCGTATTTTGTTCGAACACTAAGAATCTTGAAGTAGATGCAACAAACTTCTTTAAGTTAATTAACAATCTTCTTACGTTGATTCTATCCAATGCAGATGCTTTATCTTGTAAAGTTTTTTGTCCAAATGCACTAATACCTTGTCCAGGGAATGTTGCGATTGGGTTTACTTTACCTTCATATAATGTATCTCTTTCTGATTGAGTTAATCTATTCAATACTTGAACTGCTCCTGCAATCCCACCTCTATTTAAACCAGCTGGTGCGAACCACTCAGCACCTAATCTATCATTCTGTGCATATGTTCCTGCTAATAATACTGATGGTGGAACTGCTACTAATTTGTTTGTATTTACATCGATAGTTTTAATCCAAGGATAGTATGTACCTACATAGTTAGAATCTTCTCCTGCTGCTTGCTCAACTGCTTCTGAAATAGTAGCACCTGCACCAGCAAAATCTGCAATGTAGAATACATCTTCTCTTTCTTGACAAATATCGATTGCCTTCGTTGTTACATAAGGATGATATTGTCTGATAATACCAGGAGTGATTAATAAGTTGATATCATATTCATCAGGATTTTGAACAGCGTTTAATGCTTTAGCATAAGCTACTGAACCACTTGTCGTTGATGATGCACAATTGAATCCTTGTGTATTCGTTGCACTAATATCTTCTCCCTTATTAATTGTTATAGTTGGGTCAATTCCATCCCATCCACCTTGAAAAGCCAAAGTGAAGTTTCTCATTGCGACTTGAGTTGAATCAGTTGTTTCAGCCGCACTTAATCCTAATCCGTATCTTGAGAATGAAGTAACTCCTTTAGGGTTGTCTAAACCGAAAGAGTAGTTAGCACCATTTCCAGAACCTACAGGTAATGGAGATAAGTAATTTTTATTATTATCAGATACGATTGCAGTTTCAAAATCAAATCCACTTGAGAATATTGATGAACTGAATGAAGCCGATGTGAAAGTTACAATTGGAAATAATGCAGTTAAATCAGTTGAATCAGCTGCAATACAATTAACAGGTAATTCATACTTATCATGTCCATAAGGAATAGCAGTTACAGGATATGTAGTAGTTGATATTTCAACTCTAATAAACTTACTTCTATTTTGATAATCTCCTGTTTCAGTAATTTTACCTACTGAATCAATTGTTACATCTCTATCACCAATTCTTCTTCCAACAAAGTTAGGAGATGATGGGTCTAATGTTAAATTATTATATTGTTCTAAAATTGATTTTCTCTTATCTGTATCACCAAATGCTCTTAATACTAAACTGAATGTTCCATAATCTGAACCATTTGAAGATTTGATGTTAGAAATTTGAACTTTGAATCTTACGTTCTCTGTGTTTCCATCAGCTATAGTATGAATTCTAAATAGGTTATATCTAGTTGTTCCATTATATAATTGAGATTGAACATATGGAGTACTTGCATTACTTGCATCAGCAGTGAAATTTTGTGCAGATAAAGTTTCTGAATCCGATGCGAAAACTACATCGCCATCAATAGTTGAAGATGATAAAGCGGTTTTAGTATGGTCAAAATAAGTATAAGCGTATGCATCTCTGTTGAATGAAGGTGAAGTTCCTAATACATCATCAATTGAATCAGCTGAAGTCTTTTTCATATCCATTCTATATTGACTAGTAGAACCTGTGATAGAGAATACTCCAAACTCAGCCGCACCAACTAATGTACTATTAGCTATAGTAAATGATGCAGATTGTGCAGATGAACTATGTGCTAATACTGCTACAATTTGTTTAACTCCAGTACTAACATCATTTGCAACAACTGCTAATGAACCTTTTTGAGAGTATCCACCGATACCACCAACTCTTACAACAGTTACAGCACCAGCATCTCTTAGATAGTTCTGAACTGCATATCCTGTGTAGTAATCTTTTGGAGTACCGAAAATACTTTCATACTCAGCCTGTGTTGTTATTAAAGTAGGGATGAAAGCTGGTCCTTTTTCAGTTGGTCCAACTATCGCTGCTCCTATTTGCGATATACCTTGTGGTAAAAAAGAAAGGTCGTTCTCTCTTGTAAATACACCAGGTGATACAATTTTTTCTGCCATGTTATCTTTATTTAAAAATTTTTAGATTTCCTCTATATAAATATCAAAAGAAACTTCCAAAATATTACTGAATTGGTTTAAATTCTCCAGTAATCAAATCTATATTCCCTTCTCCGTAATTATTCTTTAGTTTTTCGAATAATACTTCCTCTTTTTTCTGAATTTCTTTAAGGGTGATGTAGTTTGATTCGTTTTCTTCTTCCAATTCTTTTTTCTCTTTCAGTTTTGGATTTCTAGAATTAAACATGTTTCTAATTTCTTGTAATAAATCTATATCTTTTTCATATGAATCGAATAAATATTTCACTGGAAACGAAGTAATACCTTGTCCCCTTTTTAAATGTCCATTACCTTTAAAACAATATTGATCTAAGATCTGCATGATATTTTCTTCCGCTTCCGTCATTTCTGACCGATCAATTCTACGTTTACTAATATATGTATTTCTATTATAATTTCCCTCTTCATAAACCCATGTTTTATGGACGGTTCGATTATGTATTAATCCAATACCGAGAATACGATTCGTATCATTATTCATTTCTAAAACACCCACAAGAGCATCATATGGAATTTTCACGGAAATCGGAATCGGACAACAATATGTGGTTTTTTTCTTATATTCTTCGCAAAACTTTCGATTTTCTATCCAAGTATTATTGGTAAAACGAGAAGATGCTAAATAAAATTTTTTGTCAATAATATGTTCTATTTCAAATTGTTTTTGTAA